CGTCTTTGGCCTCCACCGTTGCGTCAAAATACCAGTGTTCGGCGCGCTCCCACACTCTAACATCGAAATATTTCATTGTGATGCTCCCTATTCGTCCTGCAGACCGATATAGTGTTCAACCATGTCGGCGATGGCGCCGAACCGGGTTGCCCCATAGCCGCGGATGCGACCTTCGTCCGCGCTCTCGCGATAGGCCCCATACTCGCCATTGGGCAAAAGACCGGTAATAACGACGTCCTCGATGTCGTCAAAGTAGTGCTGGCGGATATTGATCATGTGATGCGGATGAGGTGACCAAGGAGGTGAAGTGATGAGTGACGTGAAAACGCTCTCAAATGACCAATTCGAAATGATCTGCCGTCTCACTGATCATGCGACAGCGCTTGAAGGCGCAGGCCGCAAAAGTGGGCTTTCGCTGAAAGACAAACTGGAGCTGAAGGCTTTGGTCAAAGAGCTGCGGCGGGTTGCTAGTGAGATCGGCAAGTGATCACTCCTAAAAGGCCCCAATGGCCCTTTCTACTGCCTCAAGCCCGGAAGCCGAAGCGCCGGGCGTGAGAGCGATGCAGGGGACGCTTATTTCGCCTCCTCCGCGATGTTGAGAAACTTGGCGAGAAGGGTCGCATTCTCGTAAGCAAGCTCTACGGCATTCGGTTCAGTACCAAGCGTAAATTCATGAGCTACCGTGCGAGCCTTGCGAGCCCCAATGGCTCAATAATTATTTGTACCTTAAGAGAGGCGACGGTTCAACCGTCGCCCCAAGTTATCCACAGCTATCCTTTACTCATCGTCGGAAACATGCCTCTGGACGATAGCTACCAGTGTACCCTGTGCATCTAAGGCGTCAATTTCTGCTCTCGCGGAACCGTCAGAGAACGAGGGATAGTCGCTAGGAACAGTGTAGACAAGATAGGCACTGTCGTCAGATGCAAGAGAGCAGCCTGGCCGGTATTCAGTGTAGTCGTAGCCGAACTCCTTATCCACGGTCCCATCAGTCTTACGCGCCGCGTGCACGGGATCGTCAGCGTCAAGATCAGACCAGATATAACCGGACGCGTTATCAACCAAAATGTAGCGGGTCATGTGATGCTCTTTCGTTGGCGAGCCCCAGTGGCTCAATAACGATATGTAGCCACAGCCATGGCATCGGTTCAATTGCTATCTCGAGTTATCCACAGTTTGATGCAGAATGCTCTCGATGATCAGCTGCAGATCGAGCGCGACCGTGCGTAGAGCTTTGCAGCGCTCGCTGTGCTCGTGAAGCGCCATCCTAACATCTCCGCCCTGATAGTCCCGGACTTGTGGCCAAACACCTGCAAGGGCTTTTATGGCTTCCTCACAGGATTTCTGCGCGATCTTGTAGTCTTGCAAAAGGTCCTCAGGGTGGGTCCCTGTTAGCCTATTGATCTGCGGATATTCCATCATTTTCCTCCCGGTGATGCATGCGGGCATGCTCCATAAGCGTAAAAATATTCTCGAGTTCTACTCTCTTGCAGGCATCGGCTAGCCGCCAGCCTTGCGAGCAGTGATCACATTCGATGACCCAATGAGGATGCCGTATATAAACGGAAAAGTCTCTCCTCAAGAGCGTCCGAGCTTGTTTCCTGCTATTGTCCGCTTTCATTCGTCCCATTGCGGTTCCTTTCCAAGATCCTGGTTAACCAGGATCATAGTAACAAGATAACGGGCGCCGGCGAAATATGCTGGCGCCCGCCACCTCCCAGCCTATTGGTTATGGAACAGTGTTTGTGAAACCTACACCCACGCCCACACCAACATTCCTGGACGCGCCAGCCGCGACCGCCGCACCGTTACCGATGCTCGCTGCACCGGAAATGCTATTGCTTTGACCCGCCGAGGCACCGACTGCACTGGTCAATGAACCGGCCGGCGTAGTGGTAGCAATACCAGCACCCAACGACGTATTGGTGCCAGTAGCCAGTGAACCTGCGGCAGCAGTTCCAGTTGATGCCGCCAGGTTCGCAGTGTTGACTTGACCAAAATTGGCCCCCGCACCGAACGATAGAGCTGATGCAGCATTAGCTGCGTCCCCCATTGCCAGGAGCAACGCACACGCCGAGACAACGTACCAGACTTTCTTCATTCCGTTTTTCCTCTTCTGTTTTCGCCTTGGGTTGGACTTCAGGATGGATCATCTGCAGCCAAAGCGGCGTCTGCAGTGAGTCCGCCAATCTAGAGATCGAATGAGGCTCTACAGCCTTTTCAGTCTGCTTCTTGACGGGACTTGGTACCGGCAGGGGTACTGCCACCGACGATGGTCTAGTGATAGGCCCCGAAGCCACATGCGGAACTTGTTTTGGCTTCGAGGTTACGGCGTCGGCCCAGTGTCGGCATTTCTGGTGGCCTTCGTCGTAATTGGAACACGGGCGTTCTTTGCCCGTTGCGCCCTCGATCAACATAAGCGTTCCCGAAGGCAGAGATGCTGTTTGCACCGAGGCGTAGGTCGCAGGCAAAGCAGTTGGCGCATAAACCGGCGCCGGCCGAGGCATATACTGCCCGCACACTTCGGGCATCGAGTTATAAACTTCCGTCGTCTGACATATCCGGGCCACAGCCGCCTTCTTGAGACCCATGGACCACAAAGTTCGACTGTCTAAACGCGCACTACAGTCTCGATCAGGGATCGAACCACCAAGTGTGATCCCAGTCCCGAGCCAAGACCCACCGCCGCTCACCGAACCAAGGCAGCTTTCGATCCCCGCGGCCGCGAGCCCCGGCGCAAAAACCGACGGAACAGTCGAGACCGAGCTATGGCCAACGTTATCGATGGTGCTGGTGCTGGTCGTGGAAGCCGGACCCGGGTTGATGATGACAGCGCCGCCGACAGCGGAGCCGCCCGTACCAACTCCAACACCTACGCCAGTCCCGCCTTTGCCGCCTTGACCGCCCTGACCCGAGATCGCCGTCGCCTGCGATGCAGAGATCGAGGTCGACTTAGCCGCACCGACACCTATCGCAGTGTTACTACCCTGCTGAGGCAAACCACCCGCAAGCGCAGGTGTAGCCGAGAGCGCCAAGAACGTGGCGCCCAGAAACAACGTTTTCATGTGGAATGCTCCCCTATATGGAATACGATGTGATGCATTTGATCTGGGGCACCAGTTCACAGGAGATAAGACCGGTGCCCCAGAGGCGGGCGTTATTTCATGACCACGGACACCTCCCGCTGGTCCATGTCACAGAACCTCGACGCATATGCCTAGATCTCTGCGCCAAGCCCCCTGTGCCGGGGTAACAACACGTGCAGTGTTCACTTGTTTATGTCCGCATTGTGTCGATCGAGAACATTATTTTACTTCGATGATGCGGATGGTATCGCCAATTCGGAGATCCCACCCCCGGATCACTTCTTGAGCAACTTCACTAACCTTGATGTCAAACCCCTCGTCAGCCTCGTCGAGGTTGACAGTGGCACTATCCAATTTGCCGCCGCGACCGCCGAGAATGATCTCAATTTTACACATGTGATGCTCTCTGTTTGGTGAGCCCCAGTGGCTCGTTCATGAGGTGGTGTCTTGTGCCATGCTCTAGGTTCAATGTCAACGTGACGTTGACCCTTTCCCTGTGGATAACTCGGCAGCGGTCCTTGCTTGCTCCCGCAGCTCTTTATCGACCACCATCCAAGCCTCTACGCCACCATCGGCGCAAACCTCGTCGGGATCGATCCCGCGTCGTGCGCATTCCTCCCGCGCCTCAGTCTCTCGTTCTTGTTCCGGGGTGATGTCGTGATACCCGATATCGATCAAATGGTCTCCAAACATGATGCCCATGGCTCAGTCCTCCTTTGCTATCGGCCATCTCGCGTTTCTTCCCTTGCCCCGCACCCACGCGATATTGCGATGGGTGATCCAGTTTTTCGTATCCCTCGAGATCGCCGGCGCAGCCCGCACGTCCTTCATGGCGTTGGGCCATACCTCAAACCGCTCGCGATATACATTGGCAGCCCAGCCCGGCTTCCACCCCTTTAGCTGGGCATAGGCCAAAAGCTCGGCGTAGAACACGCGCCGATCAATACTCGCCCGCTCTTCCTTCTTCTTGCGCTCGATCTCTTTAAGCTCACCCGGTGTCGGCTCAATCGTGCAATGCGCCACAGTCACATGCTGACACATCGGGCATTTAGACATGCCGGGAGCTTTCAAAAAACCACAGGCGGGGCATTCCTTCGGCAGCCTGATGCGATCAGTTACGCTCGCAACGCGGTCGGTGTCCGCCAATAATTCAGTATGGTTGACATCGATATCCGTCACAAAGCCGAGGTTCGAATGAGTGCTGGTATGATCGAGAACTAAAAGGAAGTCTTTGCCGGGAGCCGTCCGCAGGCCACGCCCCATGATCTGCACAAACAACATCTCGCTCTTAGTCGGCCGCGCCAGGATGATACACCTGACATCCCAGTCTATGCCCATTGTCAACGTACCAATATTCACCACGACCTCGATCGAACCATCATGAAAGCCGCGCTTGATCTCGGCGCGACCGTTTGGTGTCGTGAATGCATCCTGATAAGCGGTTCTGACGCCACGCGCCTCAAATTGCTCGTGCAGCTTCTTCGCATGCGTGCGATCGACAGCAAAGCATAACGTCGACCGACCGCGACCCTGCTCGATCCATGTCTCGATGATATCCGCGACCAGCTTAACCTTGCTCATACGTCGTGACAGTTCGCCCTTTTCATAGTCGCCCTGCACCGTCCTGACCCCATCAAGATCCGGATGACTCGATGCATAAACTTTGAAGTCGGATAGCAAGCCCTTGTCTATCAATTCCTGCGTCGTCGATGCTTTGATCAGCCGCTTGAAATATGTCCCTAACACTTTGTGCCAGGGCGTAGCCGATAAACCGATAACAGGCTTTTCCCACCATACCCCAGGTGTCTGCATCCACGTGCCATAGGCATCGGACCAACGATGCACCTCATCTATCACCACGACGTCGGCCGGCGGCATCTCACGTCGCTGCAACGTCTGCACCGAGGCCACCTGTACCGGCATGCAGCCATCCGTCTGCCGATGGTTCTGCTGGATCACCCCGATATCGCTGATGCCCTGCCCATTGAACATCTCGACCGTTTGATCGATCAAAGAGATCGCAGGAACGATGAAAAGGACTTTCTTGTCTTTCATGCGCGCCCTATTCACCAGTTCAGCCGACAATACCGTCTTGCCATAGCCTGTCGGCGCCTGCATCACGATATGCCTGTCCCCCTCACCAACCGCCGCCCGCAAATTATTCAACGCCTCGGTTTGATCCTCCCGCAATGACCTCATTGGCAGCCCCCCTGAGCGGTTTTCCACTGCTCGAAGCTGTCCGGTAGCCCGGCAGGCAAATGATCGATGGTGGTGCCCTCTGCGCCCTTCTCACGCAGGCATCTGGCCAGGACATCTCTGTCCGACCGGACAAACGACACATTGCGCCACCGTTTGGAACTTTCATGACGCTGCAGGATCCACTGAATACCGTCACTCGCCAGCGCCCAACCGTCCGCGACCGCAAATTGCTTATCCTCAGTCGACTTCATGCCTTCACTCCCCATCGTTTGAACTTCACGATCAACGCAACATGCGTCTTGTCGCAACAAAACCGTTTCGCAATGACGCGGTGAGCAATACCGGCCGCCGCCATCATCCTGATCTCGATCACGTCAAGCCACGTCAGGCGGGCATGGGGGTTATTCTCGCCGGATCGATGTCCGTTTGCCGGCCAAACCTTGCTCATTGCGCACCCCCATTCCCAACACGGGGCAAAACCTCATCAGGCTGATCGATGTCGCCCCATGTGGTCTGAGCAACCCGGCCAACTTCCTCCGGTATCGCCCCAACTATCCAGCCCAGCCCAGCCTCCCTGATCCACGCCAACGCCGTATTGCTCCCGATCAGGCCATTCCTGAGCGCTACCCCAATAGTCGTCATGTCTGCATCCCACGTTTTTGCCCTGAGGCTGGCGGCCCGAAGCGCGGTCAGCAAAAATTCGCGGTGAATGTCTTCCTGTGCGTCGCTCATGGTTCTGTTTCCCGTCCGTCGTTTCGTCATGCTGTGATGCTCCTCCCTGTATTATCGGCAGGGCTCGCCTGACATCTCCGCTAGCACGTCCATCACCACGTCGCGGCCCTTGATGATCGGCGGTTTTGACGGTGCTAGTGATGGATTGCGGGAGATGTCGTATGGCGTCGGTTTGTACAGGTCCTTAACCTTTGGCGGCTTCTTGCGCTGCTGTTGCTGCAGCCATTGCCGTTCTGCTTTGCGCGCCTTCGCTTCGAGCGTATCCCGTGCTTCGTTGTAGACCATGCGTCCGGTACGCTTGATCACCGTGCCATGCTCCAACCTCTCCTCCCTTGCTTTGAATTTTCGCGCCCGTCCCCAGTTCATTTTTCCGGTCACCGTGTTGCTCCTGTTTCCTGAATTTTAGACATACTGCCCCATTTCTTTCCTGAGATAGCCTAGTAGGCTTGTCTCTCGTCCGGTCCCCGGACGGCGGGCGCGCTGCCCGGCGGAAAGGTCTTTCTCAGGTGGTTCGCCAGCCGTAAACGGGTCAAACCGGGCAAGCCCAATAGCCTGCATTCCCTCTGGCAAGGGTATTACGACCGAAACCGGCTTCTATGGGGCGGGACATCCGTGCGACACCCAACAGCTCGGTTTCAGACCGACCACTGGGCAGGACAAACGATCCCGTCCAGAGGTTTTTTGGAAACCACCGGTGGAACCTGCTTGCAATTTGTGGGGGGTGTGTTAAGTAAGAGACACAACGACCGCAATTCCAAACATTTCGGTAGTTTCAGAGAGGGCCAGCGCTGACAACGTCTGGCCCTTTCGCTTTTGTAGTAAGCCTCAATTCAAACCGTCATGCAAGTGTTAAAAATATCACACTGGAAGATGATACCGCATCGGCCGTGGGTATTGTAATATGGCGCATGAACAGCTTGTAAAAAACAAAGTTCTTCTATGTCCGGGCGATGCTTGGCATTTTTTGAAAGATACTCCAGACAACAGATATGATGCGGTCGTGACCGACCCGCCTTATGAATTGGGTTTCATGGGCAAAGACTGGGATCGTCGCGGCATTGCGTTTGATGCAATGTTCTGGGCTGAAGTGCTTCGTGTTCTCAAGCCTGGTGGCCACCTTACAGCATTTGGTGCCTCTCGCAATTATCATAGGATGGCCTGTGCGATCGAGGATGCAGGCTTTGAGGTTCGCGATAGCCTGATGTGGATCTTTGGGACGGGGTTCCCGAAGTCACATGACATCAGCAAAGGGATCGATAAAGCGGCAGGGGCGGTACAGGAAGTTGTCGGTACTCGACCCAATGCCGTGCCATCTTATAGAAATAGCGCCAAAGGCGACGGCACAAAAACCAATGACGGGCGCGACGCCGCCAACTGGGATGAATATAAGGCGCGCAGCACAAAGAATATTACTATCGCGTCAACCGCCGCCGCCCGCGAATGGCAAGGTTTCGGCACATCTCTAAAGCCAGCATTCGAGCCCATCGTTCTCGCGCGCAAGCCGCTGTCGGAAAAGACCGTTGCCGCCAACGTGCTGCGCTGGGGAACGGGGGCGATCAATGTTGATGGGTGTCGGGTTGGCATTCGAGAGAAGCCGAAAGTAACTAATCCTAAACGCACTTCGAACACCTATGGTGCAATTGAATCGCCGGGCGGAAAACTACTACCGGATAGCCGCTGGCCGGCTAATATCTGCCACGACGGCAGCGACGAAGTGGTGGGGATGTTTCCGATGACCGGGCCGAGCAATGTGCGCCGCTCCGAAAACGAAGACATCGCTCAATCGACTTGGGCGTTAGGACGTACAGGCATCACGCCGAGGGGCGTATCGGATAACGGCGGCTCCGCCGCCCGCTTTTTCTACAGCGCAAAAGCTGATAGCAATGATCGCATCGCTTCCAAACATCCGACTGTAAAACCTATCGACTTGATGCGATGGTTGATCCGTCTTGTAACGCCCCCCAATGGCTTAATATTGGACCCGTTTGCAGGAACTGGAACAACGGCCATTGCTGCGCTCTATGAAGGTATGCGATGCGTCTTGGTCGAGAATGAAAAAGAATACCAGGATGATATCAAACGCCGCATGAAATTATACGGAATGGGACCGGACCAATACGCCTATGAATTAGCGAAGTTGAAACCAGTCGACCTTGGACCACTTTTTTCTTATTCCAATATTTCTGCACTCGATGGCAAATGATAAGCCTTCGCTCGGTTCCATATTTTTAGAACCTTGAACTGGTCTTGGTGAAATATCCCGAACTGACTGTCGGGGGGGTCGTTGACCTTGATCGCGTACGGCTGCAGATCAAAAGGAAAGGGAATTTCCAGAATTGAGTAAGCGTCTATCTTCTTTTCGTCCTCGCTTACGAAACCATAAAGAAAATACTTCACGGTCCCCTTTCTGATCTTGTCAATCTCAGTCAGCGTACCATTGGGGCGAGACCATCTGATCGTGATATCGAATGGATGAGCAATAAGCCACTTGGCTGTGCGCAGCCGAAGCGCGCACCTGATCGTCGGAGCCGCCAGCACAAAAAAGTCCGTCGCTTCTTTCTGATCGGCCCACTGGTCCTGAATAAAGCTTGAAGCATCCAACCCGAAGAACCGGCCAAGAATGCGCTTGACCATATCGGCATGATGCTTTTCCAGGCGCATGTCATCCTGAACAGTCATTCGGCTGCTCTCTTGAATTTCGCCGTCTCATTGCCAAACTGAGCAAAACCTGGATGCTGTTCACGAGAAAAAACATCCAGCCGTGATCCAGCTGTGACCCGCGCAATGAGTTCGTAGAATTCCTTCGGCTTGCGCGAGTGTTCACGCCGCGGCCATTCATTACAGACAAAGAAATTTTTCGTGTCAACAAAGACCGGCGTACCCTTCCGAGCATAGACGATGAACTCGGCATTATACTGGGGCAGATCATGCGGTTGAAACCCGCCAGGCTTGTGCCAGATCATTGTCAGCACATACCGCAGCGACAATTGATCCAGTATAGCGAGGCAGGACGGCAGATATTTCTCTGTCGTCCACCAGAAAATATGAGCATCCAGCTTTAGCCTCGGCGCAATTTCTCTTTCCCAGTGAGCCTTAATTTCATCAAGCTTCATGACGGGATAGTCGAAGGCATCCTGGTTGGGTCTGACATCACGATCGATCTTCTGCATGTACCATGGCGGATCACTCACGACCACGTCGAACGGTCCTTCTGCGGAAAATGCCGCAGCCATGATCTTCCTTTTCATTTTCGCCTTGTTGTGCTGCCGGTGCTTTTGAAGGACCGCATTCGGGTTTACTGCCTTACCTTCATCGACAAGTTCTCTGCAATACCGGTCCTGCACAGGTTCTGGAATTTCATTCAGCTTTGTAGCCCGCGCCGATCGCTTATAACCAATGCCCATCTCGGCCCGCGTTGGGATGTTCTTTTCTGGCACTTCCACTAGGGCCATGCCAGTAATTAACCCGCGCTGCCCACGTTTCCCTGGCTTCGCACCTCGTATCTGCCCTTGTGTCCCCTTGGCCTTCCCGATGATAGTTAATTCCCGAGCAAGACGTAATTCAGCCTTGACCCAGATCTCACCTGCTTTATTGGCCACATCACTCACTGCGGAATATTTCCTCTGAACTTCCTTCGCCTCGACAATTACCGCGTCGAGTTCAGATAATGTTCGCGCCCCTTTGATCTCTATAGCGAGACGTTCCAATGCCTTGAGAACTTTTGGCACTTCTGCAAATGTCTTGAATGAAACAATTTTCCCCATATTACCAATTCCTCCCTATTGGTGGTCTTATCGCCCACCAGGCCAATAACATCGCCTCGGCCCTGTTGTGATCTCGTTTGCGAGGCAGGAAGTTTTCGAGATGAGGCCATAGCCTGAGCGCCAACCCGCGGGATGCTTCCTTGTCTTCACTGATCAGCTTAAAATAGCTTTTCCATGTCTGCGGCGCGACCAGTTCGAGCGGCGCACCAGTCGCTATGATGCTGGCCGCTTTGAGCATCCCATAGGTCACGCCGAAGCGGAATGACCCGACACGACCATCGCGCGGCATCGAATGGACTTCCTCGATGACAACGCGCTGTGGCATCAGACGATACATCCAAGGCCACAGCGCGCCGACATTGATCTCCCGCCGCTTGCCGACATTGAGGGTCGGAAGATCAATGACATCAGCGAACTCGCCATTGGTCGGGTCTAGCGCAGCGGCGGCCCCATCAATACCAGGATCGATCGCGATGATCACGCCGCAGGTTCTTGACGCTTGGTAAACAGCGGACGCTCTTCCACGACGTCAGCCACAGCCTTGATCTGATGCGCTCTGAACTGCGATCGCGTCATCGAGACACCAGAAGAGACCGGTACCTCTTCCTCATCAAGCTTTTTGAACCCTTTGGTAAGCTCTTCTTGATGATCGTGAAAGCCGCGCATGTAGGCATCATATCCAGGCGTGCCGGGTGCGTAGACCGGCGATGCCGGCTCGCCGGTACGACTGGCTTCCTCACCATCGGCATAGGCCATCATCTCAACATCATGACTGTCTTCTTCCTGCATGAACAGATCTAGCTGCTTGCCGAGGGAATACCCAAGCCAGCCAGCGATCGTGCAGTCTCGTGCGATCTGCATTTTGATCTGTTTCTCGCCTGCTTCCGCTTGCAGTCGGAAAGCCATGTCGAAGTCGCGCTGTAAAAACCCGTCCGCTTTGGCTGACTTGTACCCGTTGCGCACGTTTGACTGCGCCGTCGCCAACGCAGCTTTGAGCTTTGCTATTTTGGGGAGATGAACATCGAGAAACAATTTCTTTGCCTCGGCATCCACCTTGGCATTGCGCCGAAGCGCGATCTCCGGGGCCCTGTCTATAGTCCTGGCAGACCTCATTGCCGCTTTGCGCTTGATGCCGGCCGGTATGCGCTTCGCTTTTGCTTTCTTGGTAGCTCGCTGTTTCATCGATGTCTCCGTCATGTGAGTAGGGAAGGGCGGACCCGGCAGCACCTGGGGGGACACTGCTGCCGGGCCCTATCGCGGCCTTCTATCCGTCCGAGGGGGGCACGACGAACGGACTTCCAGCCCCGAATTACGTATAGTCGGAAGGTCGCAGATGTTCCCGGGAAATACCAATGGCCTTAGACAATTTTGTCACATGCTTCAACGGGATCACCTTCCACCTGGTTATGGCCTGTCTGCTGATCCCCAATATCTCGGCGAGCTGCACTCGGGTATACCCGCGCCTAAGCAGGTTCCGATATGCCTCTCTATCGTTTCTGTGGATAACTTGCCAATTACTGCCCATGCCACATTATGCCGATGCAAAGCTATGTTGACAAGAACAATACATCCGTTTACGAAAGACCCATGGGCCACAGGGGCCCGCTGGAGCATCACATGTCTGACTTCCCCACCATGATCATCGAACTGAACGACAATTCTTTCTGGCAAGTTCGCGAGACCGGTTCTGCCGATCTTGCTCACGTCTGGCTCGGTGTTCAGGGCCGCTTCAATGCCAAGACCAAGGTCTTCACACCAAAGCCGAACCGCAAAGGCTCAGGCAACCGTCCCCGGCTAGTTTCCAAAGCTCACTGCTATCGCGTTCACGTGGCTGCCAATTAGGCAGCCACTTCCTTTCCTCATTCCCGCAACCAACACCGAGCATCACCCATGTTTACCGTTGAAACCTCGAATGGCCAATATGCCAAATTTTTCAGCCTCCAGGACGCCAAACGGTTCGCCGAAAACCTCAGGGAACTGACCGGCAGGAACTATGACATTTACAAGCATGAGATGGTCTGGACGACGTCGCTGCTGGAGGAGGCATACCCATGAAAAAGGATCTTCTTGTCGACATCGGAATATGCCTGTTCCAAGCTGCCTGCGTTACCGTCATCATCATCGCCCTAGCAACTTTGATCGGAGTCTGACATGTCAAACGTTGAAACCCGCGGCATTGGCGACAACGTCAACGTCGATCAAGCCAAGATCGTCACCAACCGCTTAGAACTCGACTATGCGGAAAGCGTCAAGCGGGTCCACAAATTGTGCGATGAAGCCCTCGCCCAGCCTGACGTCGTCCTCAGTGATCAGACTGCCCTGCAGCTGGGCGCCCTAATCAAACGCATCCGCGATCATGATCGCAAACTTGAAGCCTTTCGTGTCGCCGAGAAAGACCCTTATTTGCGCGCCGAACAGGGGGTCGACACTTTCTTCTTTTCGCTTCGTGATCTTTTGACAAGACGGAATAAAAATGACCGCGCGGTGAAGCCCGGTGCAGCCGATGATCTGCAGGCGCGGATCGACCGCTGGCAGGATGAAAAAGCGGCCAAGGAAAAGGCTCGCCTGGAAGCCGAGCGCCAACGCGCCGAGCGTGAGGCCGCGGAAGAAGCCGCTAAGCTAGCCGCGGCACAGGCAGAAGCTGATGAGGCTGCCCGGGCGGCTAGCCGGGCCAGGTCCTATCAGAAAAAAAACCAACTCGCCGAATTGGCTCGCGATGCTTCCGACCGTGAGGCGGATGCCAAGGCGGCGGCCGATCTTGCGGCCATCAGGGCCGAGGAGGCCCGCGTAGCTACGCTGGCCAAGCCGGCTGACTTGGTCAGAGTCCGTGGCAATGATGCCAATGGAGGCGGTGTCACACTGACAGCCGCGCGCGAGGGCTACGCTATCCTCATCGATCGCAACAAACTCGATCTCAATGCCATACTTCCGTATCTTACCGATAGCGAGCTTGAGAAAGCATTGCGCGGGTTTGCCAAAGCCACTGGCTACGTGAAGCAACTTCCCGGCGCCGAGATCGGCTTCAAAAATAGAGGGGTGACCCGCTAATGTCTATGCAGCAAGATATCAACAACAAAGTTGAGGCTGAGTTTAGCCGATGGTTGATCACCTCGGTGGATCTTTACAGAACGGCTGACCTTCCTTTCGAAGCATCAACCGAGCATATAACATCCCTCATGTTGACGGGCGCGCTCTCGGCGCTGATGGCCAACATGAAAGGCCCGAAAAATAAAAAGCTGAAAAAAATACACGCCGCTATTGATACCGCATTCGAAATAGCCTGTAAGCGCGCGGATAAGGAACTTTAAAACAATGAAACGCCCATACATTCCGCTGCACGCGCCGGTAAAGAGGAAGAAGATTGTCTAACCATGAAACGACCAAATGTTCCTTTCCGAATAAGACTTAAGGTGCTCGAAAGACAAGTTTTCCTCGACCGCAAATTTTTGAACGAGGATGAGAGGGAAGCATATCGCGAATGGTGCAATCTGCGCTGCCACGGCAAGAACATGCGTTGCAAGATACGCATCCTGATCGAGATCTTGTTCGGCGGCAGACAGGTTGAGCTGGACCATGATCCGGCTCTGGTATTACGACGCAGGAATAAGCGCACAGGTGACTATATACCTGCTGCTAACAATCCTCGCTTTCTCGTGTATCGGACTAAACCTGATCACCTGCGCAAGACTATTGGGCGAGCTACCGGCGCTGAACGAACCGTCACAAGCAAAGGATCGGATCGATGGCTGGCGAAAAAATTCCAGAAACTGGAACACCCGAAAAAGTCGAAGTCACGGAAGATACCATCGAGATCGTTCCGTCGCGCATCGCCACGACCGGCGCCCTCCTGCCGGTGATCATCTGTGACTGTTGCGGAAAAGGGTTTTTGAATTGGCTACCAAGCGGGGTCGATGAGGATCCGCTGTGGTACTGGGACGGAGGCAACGTCGGCGGTTATGTCTGCGGTGGAGCCCTCAGAATGATCAGCCGCGAAACTGCCATCATGATCGCGGATAATTTTCAAAAGATAGGAGTGGAAGCATGGTTAAGAGGACAACGAAAGCCGGACGAATTACTGCAATAGTGCCGGCGCACAATGTAGTCGCGATAGATAGCACATCGCGGCTGATGCAGGCCATTGCCATAGCGGCCGCGGACCCGAAGTGCAATGTGCAGAAGATGCAGGCGCTGCAAAAGATGTTCGAGGACATGGAGGATCGTCTGGCGAAGATCGCCTATGACAATGCACTCGCCGAACTGCAGGCTGAACTGCCTCAAATAGATCGCACCGGCCGGCTGATCATCCGCAAGAAAGACCCGAAAACCGGCGAGAGAACCGGCCCCATTGACCAGGCGACGGCTTATGCGAGATGGGAAGACATCATGGATATTCTGCGGCCGGTCCTCAGCCGGTTCAGGTTCTCGCTGTCATTTCGCACCGCCAATGATGATGCCGGACGCATCAAGGTAACCGGTGTCCTGGCGCGCAGTGGGCATCGCGAGGAGACTACCATCACGCTACAGCATGATAGCACCGGCTCGAAAAACCCGGTGCAGGCGGTCGGATCATCCAACTCATACGGCAAACGCTACACTGCTGGACTGCTTCTGAACATCGTCACCTGCGGCGAGGACGATGATGGCGGCACCCGACGCGAGCCTGCCGGCAGAAAGACAATAAGCCCCGAACAACATGCCGAATTGATCAAACTTGCAGAGGAAGCTGGCGCTGACATCGCACGGTTCTGCGCTATGCTCAAGGTCGACAGCCTCATCGACATCCCGGCATTGCGGTATGAGGAAGCCAAGGCCCAGCTGTTGCGCAAGAAGAAGGCGAAGGAGAGAAAAGCCGCCGAGGCAACCTCTGACTTCCCGGGTGACAGACCTCTCAAGACTGAACCACCCAAGAACGAGTTCACCAAGGGAGGGATGCGATGAAGGTGATGAGAGAAAGACCGTCGATGACGTCTCGATATAACATCATTGAGTGCGAGCAGGGATCGCCGGAATGGTACGCCGCCCGGCGCGGCATCCCGACATCAAGTCGCTTCGGCGATATGATGGCTATTGGCGAAGGCAAGACACGCCTGCGCTATATGCGTGAATTGGCTGCCGAAGTTATCACCAATGAAACCACCGAGACCTTTTCCAACGAAAAGATGGAGCGCGGCCGCAAGTTTCAGGCGAGGCTAGAGGCGATGTACCTCTATGACAATGACGATATCCAGGTCGAACACGTCGGCTTTATCCGTTCTACATTGATGGCGACGGGCTGCAGCCCGGATGGCTTGATCGGCGATCGGGGCATGGTTGAATTCAAGTCGACCGAGCCTCATTTGCTGGTCGAAATACTGCAGACCGGAAAAGTCCCGAACCACAGGGCGCAGGTACAGGGCCAGCTCTGGATCACAGGCCGCGAGTGGTGTGATCTCGTGATAGGCTGGCCAAAGATGCCGCTCTCAGTCACCCGCATCCACCGCGATGAGAGCTATATGGCTGGTCTACGGTTGGAGCTACAACGCTTCAATACCGAACTTGATCTTCTAGTCTCTCAATTGAAAGCGAAATTATGAGACGTCGCCCGATCAAAGTCGTATGGACCGGCGCTTCGTTCGTTCCTCAGGGCCGGGAGATGACCTATTGTCAGCATATGTTCAGGGTTGGCGAGATCTTCACGATCGACCCCGAGCAGGAACGCGACATGAATTCACACCGGCATTATTTCGTCCAGCTGAAGGAAGCGTGGGAGAATTTGCCAGAGGAATATGGAGAGCAGTACCCGGACGAAGAAATTTTCCGCAAAAAGCTGTTGATCCAGTGCGGCTATTACAATGAGTCGAGCATCGTCTGCGACACCACCAATGACGCCTTCATCCTGGCTGCGTTCATGGCGGACGCGGATAGGTCAGCTACGATCAACGTGCACGGCAATGTCATTCAGAAATTTGTGGCGCGATCCCAGAAAGTGCAGTTAATGGGACGGAAAGAGTTTCAGCAGTCGAAATGGGCGGTGCTCGAATTGGCTGCCTGTATGATCAATGTCACCCCAAAACAGCTGGAAAAAAATGCCGGGAGGAGCGCCTAAAAAAGTACCTGATGAGATCGTGGCCTTTATCAAGGAGATCATCAACATTGACCGGCGCGAGCGACAGATGGCAGGCTTTATCCAGGGAACCACCCATCTGGTAGACCGGATCGCTGCACACTTTGGCCTCAGCGTTGACTATGTGCAAGACATCAAGAAATTGAAAGAACGCCGGTATGTGCGTGCGTCCCTGTTATTAGCAAACGACTGGTATACGGTTCCACTTGAAAAGCTTGAGCGAATACGTCAACGCCGCATACGTAAAGGTTTTATAGAGGGCCCCTGGAAGCCGGTCTATACGTACGGCCGTCCTGGTACGGGAAGCTTCAAACAACGACTGAGGCGCCGCGCTAAGCGATCTAAAGGGGCATTACGCAGGCTTCCCCCCAAACAACAGCATTAGAACTCTTTCGGGCGACGGTAGATGCAAAACAGGCTCTGCCCCCGGGAACAAACATGGTCCTGGTCATCCTCCGACCAATGCAGCCTCGGGTCGGAATAAGACAACATCGGAAACCCGCGGACCCTGACACCATCCTTCAGTTCTTCGACCACCCCATTGGGAACCGGGCGGCAGTCAGCCCCGCCACAGCATTGCGGTGAATACCAGCTGTGACCTTGCGCAGATGCGCATGCGCATAAAACCATCCCCATTAGAATACCGACCGCGACCTTAACCAGTTGGAATATCATCACTATCCTTCCGAGGTTCCAAATAGGCCGTTAATTTGGCAAATTAGCCGCCAATTTCTTTTTGTTCCCCCGACGTTCCGCCTCTGTTCGAACCTCGGACAAAATGCCCCCCCCCTATTTCTGTCCGGGACAGAAACTAAACGGGGGGGCGGTCATCCAATGAGCGCGGGTGCCGGGTAGATCACCTCGACGGTATCGTCGGTTCCGATCCCTAATGCCACCATCAAGCCCGGGCTTAAGTCTGCCACCCGTCCGGTGTCCTCATGTGGGCCCCAGTCTGCCGGCCATGCCAGAGCCTGCCGGCCGGTCTTGGGAGAGCGGACAAACGCCCGCAGCGTCGGATCCGCCAGCATGGTCTTGGGTGTAATTTCGTAGTCCCACCGGCAGGCGATATACGGCTTTGACGGATCGAGGCGCCTGGCAAGCCCAGACGTGCCCGGTGGCTGCTCGTCTAAAAACAGGTGGGGTGCGTCTTCGTATTCGTAAAAAAATGCAAGCCCTTCGTCCGGGTCCACACCCGTGTCAGCCGGTCCGCCGAACCAGCTGCACTTGCCGACTTCGGTTATGGCCACATTGATCTCTAAACGATCTCGTTCCTTCTCTCCCGCTTCCGCCACCGTAAGGTCCTTGCCGGCGAGCACTTCCGCGATCGCGAGGCACAGCTCATCGAAATGCTCGTGGTAGAGATCAACGTCAGCCTGCGAGTCCACAAAGCAAACCTCGATCAGCACTGCTGGGGCTGCCGTATTGTTAAGAAAAAACAGATCATCAGTATGCTTGCCACCGCGGTCTATGAAACCGGCCGTATAGGCCATCGTCGCCGATAGATCGATCGCGAGCGCATCAGCAGTCGTATAGAAGACCTCACAGCCTTTTGGCTCGTCGGTAGTCTGACCTTCCGGAAGATAGGCATTGAAATGAACGCTTGCGTCGATGTCATGCGGCCCTTGAGCATTATGAAAGTCAACGATGCGGTTCAGATTTTCCTGTTGATCGTTGCTGACATCATCATGGTATGTCACCACGTCGACGCCCAAACGCCTGAGATATTTTGCGACTTCTTCAACAACACGCCGCGCTTCATCAACTTCATCGATGATGCCCTCGGCGCCGCGGATATGCAGTCCATGACCACTGCTCATCACAATCCGTAATTTGGCATCCATGCAAACCTGCCTTTCTCATCACGCTTAAGAGGACGGTGGTTCTAATTTCTGGGAAAAGGCGCTGTCGGCACCACAAAACCTGCATCACTGGCATAACGGGCAACGCCTTTGGTGATGCGAACTTCGTCCACATAACCTTGGAATGGATATAGACCGGCGGCATCCATTCCAATTGATATCTTGGCGGTGCAATTAGCGAGATTTCTTACCGTCGTTGTGCTGCCGATCATGACGCCATCGGAATACATCCGAACCTTTGCTCCATCACAGTCGACAGCAATATGATGCCATGCATTGATGGACGGTGTGCTTGCCGGCGCCGCTATATCAAAATTATTATCCGTTACAGCAACCGCTGTATTCCATGAAAGCTGATTAACATTAAACCACAGCACCCAGGCATGCTGATTGCCAAGATGATCCCATTGCGACAGAATAAACGAATTTGCAGAACCATAAGCGAGAGGATATATCCAAAGCTCGACCGTGAAATTGCTCGTGCTGAAATACCAGTCATTGCTATCAGGCCACGTTATCGCGCCATTACCGCCATTATAAGCATTGAGCGATGCTGTCCCGAACTTTTTGTTGCCTGTGCTGATTACAGCGGTGCCGACCACAGTCGCCGTGCCATGCACGCTCGGACTTTCATCAGTCATTCCAGGCGTGGTGGTTGAGCCGTTCACGTCTTCAAAACCCAACAGCAGAACGACATTGCTGATATAGGGATCATGCGAGCCAAATACACAAAGCCCGATACTTTCATAAGCGAAACACTGACCGCCCGTACCAACATAGAAATATGAATTTGGAGCATTTTCCGATGACATCCAAACAGTGGGGACATCGGTAAAAGCAGTGCTCAATTTTCCCGAAACTGTGACATTAAACCCGGTCCCTACTGGGGTTATGGTTGCGGTGCCTACAGCGCCAGTGCCTAGAGCAGTCGGGCCACTGGCCGTGCCGGCCTGCAAATCAAGCTCGCTATAGAACCCGTAGATCGAACCACCATCTGTTATCCACAGTCTGACATAGCGGTTATTAGCGCCAGTACCGCGGGCAATCCAAAGTGAGGCCCGTATGCTTGTATTGGCGGTGACATTGACCCCTGTGTACTTGGTATTATGATTCCCATTAAGGGTATTATCTGCAAATGTGGAAGCAGTCATTGATCCGCTGGCGCCAATCGCATTATTAGGCGTATCTGTTCCCAAATTTACGTTGGGACCCGTAAGCGTCCGGGGAATACAGACGGGCGCGCCAGATGGCCAGAGCAATGGCTGTGACTGTGGTTGCATTACGTTAGTCCTGTTTCATGCTTCGTCAAATTCGCGGGCCTTTCGCCATTCAATGTTTATGGTCATGAAAGATTTGTACCAGATATGATCCAGGCCGTCGTATCGGTCTTCAGCGCCGTGCAACAGCCATATTGCGCCAATGTGCGCGAGCCCGTGGTGCCCGCACCCGCGAGATACATGGTGTCACTGGCAATGGCGATCGTCAGAGCATTGGCGCTCAGGTTCACGAACGATATGACCGTGCCAAGCGTATAGGCCACACTAGCATTAGCTGCGATGGTGAATGTCCTGGCATTGGCGTCACTAGCCGGATGATAAATGAACTTGCCGGCGTCGCTCAGCACAGTCGTATAATTGGCGCTATTGGAATTCTCAGGAATAATGCCGGGCGTCCCAATAGCTGTGGTGACAAACGCCGTCGTCGCGATCTGCGTCGTGCTGGTCCCGACCGTTGCTGTTGGCGCAGTAGGCACACCGGTTAGCGCCGGAGAAGCCAAAGTCGCATAACTCTGATTGACAGCCGCGGTCACCAACCCCTTGCCGTTGACGGTGATGCCTTGAAACGTGCCGATATTGGAATTGACCGTTGCGAGGGTCGTGGTGATTGTAGCCGCGCCAGCGCCAGTGACATCGCCAGATAGCGTTATTGATGTCCCAGTCGCAGCCAGCACATTCGCCCAAGTCGCATTGATCCTGCCATAGATCGTCCCATCAGACGGCGCATCGGCAAGACCACCACCGCCACCGCCCCCCGACGCCGCCGCCAATTGATCGATGGCATCCTGCACATTCGTCGCAGTGAGCGTACCGCCACCGGACAATGGCACGCCTTGATCCGCACGAACATTCCGAGCTGGACCATCGGTTGATCGCAATGACTGCTCGCTATCGATCACCGGCATCACAACACCCTGATGATGTAGTTCACGCCAACCGTCGGCTGCACGATCGGATGAAAAGTACTGCTGCCGGCATCGTATGTATTGCTGTTTCCATTTGCGCCGCCATTGACTAGAACACCGGTCGTGCTGCTGCCCGTGGTTCCGCCAGTCGGTGAATTGTTGATCGTATAGTAACCAGTGACATCGGTCGTAGCGATCCCAACTGCCGGAAAATAGTTATAGGTATGAGTATGACCAGGATCGTATATGTCGGCCCTATGGTGATGTGCCGCCAGTTCTGCCACAGTCAGCTGATGGCTTTCGCTGCCGTTTGCGCAACTGGCACCGACCACTGTCATCGCCGTTCCGCATCCAGTCGAAGCAGACGTCAGCCTGCCAGCTGCAGAGCTACCCGGCATGGTGTCGAGCCCGGCAATAACGCGCCCGCGAAGATCGATCACCTGAAATAGACCGGCCGAACAGATACCCGGTGCCGGGCTGCCGATCAGGGCCCAATAGGTCGCGTAAGTCGTAGTCGAGATGCACTGACCATTGGCGAAAACATAGCCAGCTGGCGCCACCGTGCCTGTATACGCAATGACGCTACCGAGCGGCGTACCGCCACCGCCGCCGCTGCGCACGATCCACGAACTGCTTGCCGCCTGATATAACATGATCGTCGGCACGCCAGCCGATACAGTAGCTGGGCTGCCGGGCGATGAGACAATCGCCTTCGCCGCTCCTCCATCAGCCGCAAGCGTCGGGCTTCCAGAGCTATTGACGTTGAACGTGACGCCAATAACCATCCCGTCATTCGGTGGATCTGGAAAACCTTGATTGGTCGTAACGGCAAAAGCGGTCGGGCCGCCAGTCGTCTTTAATGCGCCAGAGGTATCGGCCGCCTGTTCGGCTAGCCGCGCCATCATCGCGCGGGCGCTGTCGTTCACGACCGATGGCGGCATTCCTTCTATGAACGATATCGATGGATCAGAATTCCCGTTCTGGGAGGCTGTCATACTCCATTGCCAGAAAGCTGCGCGCGCCTGCTCGATCCCATATTGCATGCTCAGCGAGACCGCAGCGATCAAACTGATAAGACCGAGAGCCTTAAGCATCCGCTTCATGTCGCTTGCTCCGGTGGTGATGGCGGCGTGAGACCGAGGGTGCGGTTCATCATCGCCTGTGACAACATCCGAGCCCGCATCATCGCAGGCGTCATCATTGGCTGTATGGGCGCCATCGGTGGCAATGAGGGTGGGGCATTGGCCTGTTCCTGCTGAGCGATCCTGTCTTGTATGTCTTTCATCTGGCCCGCAACATCAGGTCCCTGTGGCTGCTGTGTACCATCCTCGGTCTGATCGGTCGACTCTGCTTCTGCGACGGCCCCCGGCTGTCCCGGCTGTGCTGTGGCATAGCCTCCTGATGGCGACATGCCACGCGTGCCAGCAACAGACTGGAACGGCGCCATAGCCTGACCGCCCATTCGCGCCACCTTGTCTTCCATATTCCGTCGCCAACCCTCCTCAAACGACTGCGGCGTCTGCAACGAAGCTTTCATATTCTTCTCAAACGGGTTGCCGGCAATATTCGACATCTGCCCCTTAGTATAAAACCCTGCGCCCTGCTGATGCATCATGTAGGTCTCGATCGGCGTCGGATCGCGACCGAAATGAGCCCTGAACTCGGCGGCATTGGCTTGCGCATAGCGCGCGGCCGCCATCGCATTGTCCATCGGGTTGTAGATGTCGCCTTGGCCATGATCATGCCATACACCGTGGCCAAGCTGGTACAGGCCTTTGAATTGCGTGGCATTGCGCATGTTACTAAACGGGTTTACGCCGCTCTCGATCTGGGCAACAGCGCGCCAATGTGCCGGATCCATCCCAGCTATGGCAGCCGTCCTGTTGATCGCGTCATCCACACTCGAATAACCCTGAGCATCATCCATGATCGTCCGCCTCGTCTTTATCGTCTATCTGCTCGTCATTATCGGCGTCATTCATTTGTGGCATCGCTTCACGGTGTGGTTTGTTAGAGAAGAAGGCATTGTGCCCGGTCTCTTTCTCTGTGCTGCGCTCCTTCTGATCGCATGCCTGCCTTATTGGAATGCGAACGACTGATACCCTACTGGGATGACTGATCATCCTGCCGCGTCAATTGCGGGAACGTCATCGCACCTATCTTGCCAGGATAATATGCGCCCTGCCGTGGAAAAGGTGCACGCTGGCCCAAGAACAAGTCCTTTGCACGCCGCGTTTGCCGCCACGTCGCGAGCTTATCAATAGCCTCCGAAGCCGCATGGCCCGCGCTATAGTGAGCCCCGATGCCGATCAAGCCATGCCCGAGCCCCAAACCAGTGATCGCCATCTTGATCAAATTCTTCGTCATGCCTCTCGCAGTTTCCATGTTCTCATAACCCGAACGCGAATAGTTCACGGTGCCTTTCACAGGAACTATCCGTCGATGCGCCTCACCGATCGACTTAAGCACCAGCTTCTCATTGGGTGTCAGCATCTTGTCGGCAAGATCAGTGTCGAGAAAATTACCGATATTGTTAGCGATCTTCTGATGACCCCATTTGGTAGTACCCTCGACTTCTTTAGTAACCTCCAATAGCTTGGCGAGCTTGAGCCTCGCCCATGTGTCGGCATTGCCGCTGTTGACCAATGCATCCCGCAACGCTTCTGCGACTTTCCCGCCACCCGCTTTATCCAGCGTCGCCAGCAGCTGCTCGCCCGTCATGCGCACGCCACCAATCCGACCCGTCAGCTTGCCAATGATATGCTCAGGCGTATCCTTGACCGGATCGATGTCCGCAACCCTGCGCAGGTCGCTGGCATGCTGCCGCAGCCGCGTCTGCTGGCCCTGATCGTACACCGCATCCGCCAACTGCCGGTGAGACAGCATCTTCTCGATCCGCTGCGCCTGCTGCACAAACGGCACCGGCTTGCCACCGGCCGGCGTTTCAGTCAGATGCTTGATCATGCCACTTTTGATCTCCCCCCATTCCGGACTGTTGGCGCCGAACACCCGATCACGCAAGTGGTTCAGGATCGGCACCGCATTGCTGGCGAACGGGTTGTCAGGCGTGCCAAACAATGTGCTGACGATCTTTTCCGGCTGCATTTCCTGACCAGGGTATTTGCCGATCACATTTTCCATAAACTTGCCGACAACATCGCCCGTTCCCTTTCGCGAGAATGTCTCGCGTTCTTGTGCATGAGCCGCCCGCGCCGCTTGCAGGGACGATAGGATGTCATCTGCATTGCCTGTAAGCAGACCACCGTCAGTCGTTGTCCTTTCCAACCAATTCTGAAATTCGTCTGTAATGCGACCAACCGCGCGCGCATCCGTGTAAACGCCGCTCGATCGTGCCTCCGCATTAGCCAACCGCCGATAGATCACTAGTTCCTTGAGGATATTGTTCATATCGTCTGGTGTGATCGCCCGCGGTGGAGGCTGCCCTGGAGCCCGAGCCTCGTTCGTAAAGCGAAGACGTCCAACCTCGTCATCGATCATCTTCAAAGCAGCAGAGCCATACTTTGTCGTAAGGGGATCAAGCCTAACCCGGTCTGCACCAGGAGCCGTATCCAATGCCGTACGAAGTTCATTGCCGACACTGACCAACCTGCTTGGATCATAGCTGCCTGGCTGCCTACGGAAGTAGTCATAGGCGCGGTTGGTGGCATCCCGCGCAGTCCTGAACAGTCCGCGAATGCCTCCGCTAACCGTATCGCCGACGTCCCGAGCCGCCGTCGCCGCAGGCGCTGCACCACCGACCGCCGCCGCAGGCGCTGCACCGCCAACATCTCGGATCAGCTGCTCGGTCTGCTGCTGAGCCGCGCCGGCGCGCGCAGCCTCGGCTGCTGCCCGCTGGTCCTCCATCTGCCCGATGTCGAAAGCCGCCCTGTTGCCAGCCTGCAGCGGCGTCATGCCGGCCGATCGCCCCGAGGGATCGATATAGTCGTGAAGGGTCTGATGCGCGGCCTTCATGGCCGCGTCGGTCTGCGCTTCAGCATCCGTCGCGGTCGGCACCTGCGTGCCGATCATCCTCTGCTCTTCGGCGCTGGTCGCCGGGTTTTGCGTAACCACTGACTCACGAACCGGTATGTTCTGTATCTCTCCAGTCGGCGTTGTGACCGGGATCGTGTTGGGGGCGCGCGGCCGCGGCACCCACATTCTTCGCGCGGCATCCCAGATATGCCCGGCTGCCTTGCCGATCAGCACGCCGCCTACCCCGCCACCTAAGCCCCTGAGCGCCCCTTCCTTGGGGTCCTCACCGCGCAGATAGGCGTCAACAGCGCCTATGGCAGCATTAGAAGCCCCACCCATAATTGACGCGGGGACAACATCGCCAGTCATCCCGAGCAGCCTGGCAGGCCCTGCAAACTCGCCAGCAAACATGTACGGGAGCGAACCGATAGCAGCGCCTTCCACCTTGCTCCTGATGGGATGCGCCTGCCGGTAAGCATCAATGCCAGCCCGTATCTGCGCCAGGTTCTGAGCCTGCGTGCCACCCTTAGCTTTGGTTCGAAGCCACGCTGCAGCTGGAGCGGCATAGGCGCCGATCCCCGGCAGATCTTCTGCCGCGGAGATCGCCGAATAGTTGCTTCCATCGCCCTGATCTGGAGCCGGAGCCTGCGTGCCGGCATAGTGTTGAGACATCGCCGAACTAATAGTGTCCTGCGGCGTGTCATCCGGAAAATTGAACTTCGACTGATCTGGCCCAATGATAGTGATGGTCATTGTGTAAATCTCTTGGTAGTCGGATCCCAATTATAAGTGCTGCCCGGCTTCACCACCTGTATTCCTCTTGCAGCCGCGTCAGCCTTAGCTGCCTCTTCGTGCATCTTGTCTCCTCCAACCATCCGGTCGACCTTCTTGCCGGTCTTTAGCCCCTCGATAACATCCTCAATATGCGCAATTTGCGCCCGCTCCTTGTCAGTCACGAAATTCGCGCCTTTCGGCCAGTAGCGGGGATCATCCCCATATTTTCGGTCGCGATCGGCTTCAGTCTCTTCGAGACCACCCTTCAAAAGGTCAAGCATACCCTCCAGGGAGCCGGCTGCTCCCTGCCTCGACTGGAAGATATCAGAAAGATATCCCTTCATCATCGCACGCTCATGGACACCGCCCGACCTCGTGCCTGACGTGAGCGCACCGACTTCGCCCGTAAGGCCCTGACCGGTTACACCGACCCTATGCTCAAGGCCTTCCATCTCGCTGCTTTCCGCTTTCAGCCTGTTAAGACCATGAGCCACCCTCTTCCAAGGGAAGCCGGACAAATGCGCATCCATCATATCGTCAGCAATGCTGACAAAGTGATCCAAGCCCTGCCCCAAACTGAAAGCTCTCAGACCGGCGCCTTTTGTTGTGCCACCAAGCTCACTTTCATAGGCTTTGCGAGCGTTGATGGCGACAGGATCATATTGTTGACCGATGCCGGCGCCATATAGGCGAGCAAATGACTCAATACCCTTGCCATACGCCTGACGTCCCGCAGGGTTGAACATTCCAGCTAGAGCGGCTTTTATGTCACTCTGCACAACAGGTGAAAATTGGTTGAGAAATTCATCGGCAACCTTGTTCTGATCAAAGTTCTGCTCGTTATATCCCGGTGCGAAGAAACCAAACCCAGTGCCACCAAAAGACCGTGGCGCATTTTGATCTCCCAGCTGTTGTGGCTGGCCGCCCGTTTGCTGAATGTTGCTTCCCGCAGGAGCATTGGGCAGGGTTGGTCCAGTAGGCGACGGAGCGCCACTACCAGTGCCACCACCCCCGCCTCCACCGACACCACCGCGACTACCCGGTCCCTCGTCGAGATAGAAATGATCTGCCGGGTTCTGCGGATCAACCATTATTACTCGTTTGGTCGGGCCAAACATACCAGGCTGCTCGACTTCCACCTTCTCATACTTAGTCGGGCTTGCAAACTTCGTCATCAACGAGTCAAAAAGCTTCGGGTTGGTTGCGCCAGCCAGAGCAAGGTTGTGAGCCTGCTGCGGATCCATGCCGCTGTTCTGCAGCGAAGAGAGCAGCGCGTTGTAGCTTGCTTGCATGCCGCCCTGCTGCTGCTGCATCGCGATGTCTTGCTGGATCGCCGGGATCGAATAAGCAGCCGCTCGCCCGATGCCCTGATGCAGGCCTGGCGCCCCCGACATACCGGCGCTGATCGCCAACAGCTGGTTCTGGTGCTTACTTAACCAGTCGCCAATGCCGCCAAGAATGCCAGCTGCATTGAACGGAGACTGTGGAGCAGACTGATCCGACATAACCGTCTGCCGCGCAGCAGGCGAGACCGCCGACGGAGGCTGACCAGTCGTCGTCGGGGTGATAGTAAGAGGAGCACCAGGCGCAGTATGCGGATCATGTACGCCCAGCCGCTCGCCTTCCGTTATGTCCCCGGTCGAGCCATCGACCTCGCGAGATGATCCCGCCACACCTTCCGGTCCCAGCTGAGAAGTCTGCTGCTCAGGCTGCCCTCCTACTACACCTTCCGGTCCCATCTGAGATGTAGCAGCTGTTGCAGGTGTCGATGGCAACAGCCCTGCACTGGGCGACCAGAAAATATTTTGCCCAGGCTTCGCTTCGGAAAACGCTTTCAGGTTCTCTCCGATCTTACGGAAAGGCTGACTTTCACCGATCCTGCGCAGAACCGCGCTATCACTTGTCTCATCAGGAGAATAAATACCGAGAGGGTTACGATCCACTGGCGGCAAGGATGGCCAAGACAAGGAACGCTTGTCTGTCTCCTCCGGCCTTAATTCAGTCGGTGTTTGTATAGGAAGATCCGGAGGCCGCCGCGGTGGGTACGGCTGCGCTGTGTTAAAACCCTGCAAGTTTGCACCGAGCGTTGCAACACCTCTCCTAAGCGGCGGCACCCATGGCGACCCACCCACCTCGCCTTGGCTCAAATTGGTCGACGTCTGCTGTGGCAAGGGGGGAGATATTACTTGCGGGGGAGGATATGGTGTATTGAAACTCTGCAGGTTTCTGCCGAGCCCGGTCACGACAGGGTTCGGACCCATCTCATCCGGGCTATAGGTGCCCAATGGGTTATAATACATCCGGTTGAGAAGGTTCTCCAGATAGTTGGCCACGTCAGCCTCCAAAACCCTGTGTCCCGGTTAACCTCCGAAACCCTGTGATCCGGGCAAAATGCCTGCGCCTTGCATGATCGCCGAGCCCGGCAGTTGCGCTTGCTGTGGTGACATTGGAACCCCACCCGGTTGGTTCAGACTAGCTCTGATCATGTTCATCCAATTTATCGGGTTGAGCTGTCCCAACGGCGAGGTCTGCGGGTTGAACGGATAAGGCTGTGCCGGCGTCGGCAGCTGCACCGGCGGCTGCTGCAGCCCGGCCTGCTGTGGCGAGAGGATGGACTGCTGGCCTGGCGGCGGAGCCGCGGGCCCGTATTGCGGGCTGTAAGGCGATCCAGGCAGTCCCTGTTGGCCCGGAAGCGGCGGCGGTCCCTGAGGCCCACCGGCCGCGACCGTCGTATCCGGGACCGTAGCGCCTGGCGCTATATTAGCCTGCGGGGCAACGGTTGGAGCCAGCGCCGCCTTCGCCGAAGCGAGGTTCTTACCAAGCCCCTGCAACGACTTGCCCATCGACGGTGCATCTTTGATATCGGCATACGACAACGTAGGAAAATTTGCCATTGGTGGTGCGCCACTGGGCATTTGTCATCTCCTTGCGTCTTGCAGCATACCCATCGTTGCTGCCTTGCGAGTTGCGAGATTGTAGCTAACATGTTTGAGACCGGCAGGATCGGTCGCGACAGCCTGTGGTGTCTTCTTCTCGACTTCATCGGCCATCATGCCAATCTGATGCGTCGGAGATCCCTTGAAACGGAAGCTATATATTTTCTGATCGTCGTGCGTCCTGCCGATATCCTTGATGTCGGTCTTGGCCCGGCGATCGGACTTGGGCCACAGCGACCCGATCGTGCCGGCGATACCGGAAATGTCGCCGATCAAGTTCGAAAACTGGTTCTCTGCAGGCTTCTGTATGCCGGTTTGTGTCTGGTTGGCAGTGGTCGTGCCACCCATGCCGCCAAGCCCCATGGCAGCTGCCAGCCCCGGCTGGGCATTCGCGAACGGCTGCTGCTGCAATTGGTTCGCCACCTGCCATTGCGCCATGGATGGCGCCATACCAAGGCTCGGTAACAGGCCGGCACCCGCCAATGCCTGCTGCATATTGCCGCCGATGGCTTGCGCCGTGTTGATGCCGGCATTGGCCAACGTCTGGTTGGCAGTCATGAGGTTGCCAACATTTCTGTTGTACTGGTCTTGAATGAGCGGCGCCTCACCTTGTGCCAGACCGAGCGCGGCTGTTTTCGCTTCGCCTCCCGCACCGCTCGGCTCGCGTCCCGCAGCGGCATATTGCCCCTTTACCGTATTCATAATGTTCTGGTTCAGCGTATTGAGCGCTTCGCCAAAACCGGGGGTACCGTAGGGGTTTAAGTTTGCAGGGTTGGCAAGACCGGACAAGTTGGTCTGCAGGTTTTGGTAGCTGGCCGGCAACATGCCGGCTGCATTGAAAACGCCTTGAACCGACTTCGAGGCTTGCGGAAGATAATTCGGAAGACCGCCCGCTGAAGTCCACAGGTTCTGGCCAGCTTGCTGCTGTTGACTCGTCATGGCCGGGTTGAGACCACCATAGTACTGCGCCATGCTGGTCAACAGCGGCGATGCAGTTGCCCATGGGTTCGCTGTCGTCGTGCCACTCGACGTTTGCGTGGTAGTTGCAGGCGTGGTGTCGAAAAAACCCATTGTCAGCCTCCGATCGCTGTACTCATTGTATCAGCCTCCGACCGCTGAAAAGTCGAAAAAGCGATCCATCGCCGGGTTACTGTCGTGCGTGATGATGAAGCTACCATTTAACACGGTGGAAACCCAGACCGACGTTTGTGTTGCAGCTGCACTCGCACTACGTGGTGTCAATGCGACCATCGAGGACACCGAAATAGTCGGAAAAGTCACCATCGTCGAGGTAGCATTCGGTGTCAGCTGTATCTGACCGACATTATTCGAACGCCCATCAACCAGTTCATTCACAGTCGAGACGACCGCGTAAAGATCCTTTTCGTGTGGCTGAAGCCGCCGTGCCACTGCTAACCTCGTGTACCCAAGAAACCAAGATCAGGCGACCGTGTTCCTCTGTATGGGAGGACCGGCGGCACCGGCTTGGCCCCCGGTGGAAGCTCATCTTCTTCGTCACCTCTTAGTGCGTGATACCAGTCTCGGTAACGTGTTTTCCTTTCATCAGTTTGCTGCTGCGCATGCTGCGCTACTGCAGGCGCCGCCCCGATACCGCTATCTTCGAATAGGCTCATTGGTTTGGTCAGCAATTCGCGGCGCAGACTGTCGGGAATATCCATGTGATAAACAGAATAAGCTTTCGGCTCAAAAGGTTGTCGTCTCTCCTCGTTTGGTAATTCACTGCGCACAACCTGCACGCCATGAGCCTTGCCGATCTTGTTGGCCTGGTCGACACGGCGGCGGTTGTAATAGTCGCGAATGCCTTTGTCGGCTTGGATCGCTTCAGCCCGCTGATCCGGGGCTAATTCCGATATATCACGACCTTGGTCGCGCAGCATCACCAATGGGTTGGTGGTATTTTCCTCACCTGCCGTCCACGAAATACGCGGATAGCCTTTTTCTGCAGCCTCACGCAATTGATCATGCAGCGCGAGACGCTCCCAGCCAGTGCCCGCGAATGGAGCGTTCGGCACAACATCCTTACTTTGCAAACGGCCAATTTGATATCGAAGCGTTCCGATCTGGTTATTAAGATCGTCCAAGTTTGCCATATATCTTGGATCGTTCTGATCCAACTGGTCACGCTGTCGTCTCAGATCATCCCGTTGTTTTGACAAACCTGCTACTTGTGTATCGATGTCTTTAGCATATCCCTTATCCCGTCCCTGCTGATGCCAGTCGCTCTGGTTCTCTTCATCGTGCAGACTGCGAATTGTTTGTGGCCACACCTCATTTGGCATGTTGCGACGTAGATCATCCTCCTGAGCCCGCAAAGCCTGCAATTTGTCCTGTAGCGGCTTCATTTCTGGAATATTTTCCGCCGCCTCAAACTGTCGCCTCACCTCTCTCGCATCAATCCTTCCCTCACTATAATCCTGCCTGATCCGATCATCATGTTGACGGCGTATTCCATTGATCTGTCGCGCAACCTCTCCCTGTTGCTGTTGAATATCATCGTTCTGCTGCAACATTCTTTCACGCTGAAAGTTCTGTGCCGCCTGCTCTGGCGTTAATGGCTGATCGAAAGAACGATCAGTAGACCGCCGATGAAACAGCACATTCGGCTCATCCCAATGGCTGCCATGTTCTCTAGTGAAATTGTCACCTGATGTCGGCATCTGGATTAGCCGCTCACGATAGTTCTCGCCACCGGGAAGCTTGTATTCCTCATATTCTGGTACTTGAAATGATGAATTTAAAGAACCATTGCGTTGTAAATATTCATAATACTCTTTTGGGTTATCCCATAGCGCAGCGTCTTTAGCGCTTAGATCATCATACTGATCCTTGATATTGTATTGCTGCTGTGCCGTCAGATCTTCCCACGACTTATTACCTTTCTCAATTCTGTTGAGTTGAACCGGGTTCGCTTGAAGATGCTCCTCGATCCCAGTACGAGATATCTTGGTGTTGCCCAACCCTTCCAATGCCGGCCCAAGCTCACGCCATTGTAATTCTTCAGGCTTGGCGCCGAACCGCTTCAGCTGGTTGAGCCATTGCAGCCCGGTCAATTCCTGCGAGGGAATACGAGCAAGCGCGCTTTCAATGCCTGTCGTGTATTGTGGCGCATGCGCTGCAGTCGAGATCGCCATACCGGGTTGGCCGGTGTCGGATAATAACTTCCTACCCATGACGCGAAGATCAAGCCCCGGCGCAGCCGCCCTTTCTAGCGCGCTTGCCCCGCCGCCGCCTGCTAAGCTTGCCAGATCCACAGAACGTTGGATCGGCTCATCAGATGAATGGCCGCTCGGCCCCCACATTGACACCCTGCCAGCATAGACATCGCTCGGCAATGTGGCTCCGCTCTTGATCACCTCATCAACACCTCGCACCAGGTTCTGGCCTGTGGACGTCGCAAGTCTGCCGAATGCTGTACCAGGAGATATCTGCGGCCCCGAGGGGATCAGCGGCGCCCCAACATC